CAATATAAGGACGCATTCGTTGCTGATCACGATCTAAATATAGTTGCATCGATGACAGAGATAATGTCTCAAGTGAGGTTTAAATGATAGAACATAATAATTTAGGATGGGCTACAGATGTTTTATCACAGTCAGCTAGAACATATCTTATAGACTATTTTGAAGAGGATAAAACATACCACGAAAAAAACTATAATCTTCGTAAAGTTTGGCAAAACAACATAGATTACGAAGATCCTATACAAGCAGAAATGGTAGATAGGGTTCAACTTGCCGCAGAGACTACTACGAGAATGAAACTCTCATCTTGTAGAAACGCTTTTCTTTGTGACTACGTAGAAGGTTCTTGGGCGAAAGGACATACCGATAATCCTGACGCATCAGACTGTTCAGTTATTACTATGATAGATTTAAGTCAGGATTTGGTAGGTGGTGAAGCCTACTTTGCAAAAACTAAACAGAGTTTAGACTATCATAAAATGATACCCGGGCCACTAGAAAATGGAGATAGTTTGATGTATGGTGGAGAAATGTATCATGGGGTTGAAGAAGTATTCTCAGGAAGAAGGCTCGTTCTAATAACTTGGTTTAAGGAAGACGTATGAGAAACTTAGTAATCTTAGGCGGTGGAGTTACTGGATGGTTTACTGCATCATTACTAGCAAAAAGACATAGTAAAAACGATCTTAAAATTACTTTAGTAGAGTCTCCTGATGTACCTATTTTAGGTGTTGGAGAAAGCACTATCCCTCATCTTGGGGATATGTTACGTTGGTTAGAAGTCGATGAAAATAAATGGATGAAAGGAACTAGATCCGTTTACAAGTTAGGTAATCATTTTGTTGGTTGGAATAGTGAGACTCCTAAGAATCATGTCACTGATCATTGGAATGCACCTAAATCCGAACAACAATTTTATCACTTCTCTATAACACATAGAGATGGTGTGTTTAAGAAATCTTTTCAAAACAAAATAATAGAAGAAGATTACTTATACGATAATGATGGTAGTTATGGTATTGATAATAAAAGCTATGACTATGCCTTACAGCTAGTCAGAGAAGGTAAGATTTCAGTAGAAGATGTTGCTGAATACACTTCTGATCAATATTACCTAGCCATGAAAAATAAATCGCCATATGATATGGATAACGATTTACTTTTAGGTGATTTAAAAACTTATGCTTGGCACGTTGATGCTGAAAGATTTCCTATTATTGTAAGAGAACAGGTTGCTTCCCCTCTTGGTGTTAAATGGATAAAAGGCTATGTTCAGAATGTAAACAAATCTGACAATGGTGATGTGGTTTCATTAGATTTAAAAGATGGCAGTAATATTGAAGGTGACATTTTTGTTGACTGTACTGGGTTTCACAGATTGCTAATGAAACAAATGCCTACTAAGTGGAAGCAGTTAACCCATCTACCTACGCAATCTGCGATAGTTGCTCCTATAAAATATAAAGATCCTTACAATGAAATGAAGCCGTACACACAAAGTTATGCTCAAAAGAATGGTTGGAATTTTATTATTCCGTTATACAGTCGAATGGGATCTGGTTATATTTTTGATAAAAACTCCGAAGATCCCGATTCAGCTAGAGAAAGGTTTATTAAGTATTGGGATGGTTACGACTTTGTAAAAGACCCAAGATTGATTCAGTGGGAATCAGGTTGGTATGAAGATGCATGGATAAATAATGTTGTTGGTGTGGGTATGAGTCAAGGGTTTGTAGATCCCATGGAAGCCAACAGTATTTACGTAGCACAAAGTTGTATTCAGATTCTTGATCAGGTACTGGAGAAGTATAAACATAAAGATATACCAGAGATAGCTAAAAAAAGCTATAGTAGACAACAGCAAAAATTAGAAAAACAAATCTCAGATTTTATTAGTTATCATTTTACTTTGTCGAAAAGAAAAGACTCTCCTATGTGGAAAAAATGGGGGAACAACACAGAAGATGCCATAAAGAACTGGCAAGAATATAGATCTCCAAGAGGTTACACTGGTCGTAATATGTTTTTAGATTATCAATGGGCGCAACAACAGTTATACCTAGATCGCTTTGATAAGAATTGTGATATTAAAATAAAAGAATCTCTCATGCCACTTGCAAAAGTAAACTTTGACTTTATAAAAAATAAAGGTGAAGCTTTATCTAAGTATGCACCCAATGTATATGATTACTTAAGAGAAAAAATGTATAATGGTGCAACACCTTCAGAGGTTTTAGAAAATGATTTACATTGATAGTATAGAATATCTTGAAAGTGATAATGATCATGTTAGATCGTCAGTCATAAATTATTTAGAAAATTGGAACATAACTGTAAGCACTAGTGGAACAACTGGTAAGCCTAAGACCTTTAAGCATGATAGTAAACTTATGCATAAGATTGCTGAGTACAATGCTGAAGCATTTGGTTTAAGTTCAAATAGCACTATGATGGCTCTGTATAATCCAAGAGGCATTGGCTTTACCTCTATGAGTCTATATCCTTGTGCGTTAGCAAATTGTGATGTTTTCGTTGAAACAACAGTATCAGATTATCCTAATAGAATACGAGAAATAAATCCAACTCACTCTCTTATGTTACCTAATGTGTGGAAGACTTGGCACAGGCATAAGTCATGGAAGAGTTTGGATCTTAGTGGTGTACAACAACTTCAAGTAGGAAGTGATGTTACTCCTAATGGTATGATGGAAGATCTAAGGTCTAAAGGAGCGCAACAAGTTAACACAGCTTATGGAAGCACAGAGGTTCCACCCCTAATCATGTCCACTGAACAGCAAGACATTTATCACTTCAATGATATAAATCCTATGATAGACTATAAGAACATTAATCATGAAGATGGATCTATAGAGTTTGCTTGTAAGTATAAAGATCAGGATGAATGGTGGAATAGCGGAGACCTTATAGAATATAATAGTAAAGGTGAGTTCTTCTTTGCAGGGCGTCAACACAACGCATTTAAAATGGAGAACTGTGGTGATAGAGTATATCCAGAACAGATAGAAAAAGTTGCTATAGAAAATGGTGCAAGTTTAGCACTGTGTAGAAAAGTCAGCAAGCAATGTGTAGTTTATTTCACTGGTGATATGAATATTAAAAACTTTATTAAAGATCATGTTTGTGGTTATGAGGTTGTTCCAAAGAAAGTTGATAGCATTGCTATTGATGATAATCTACGTAAAGTAAAAAGGAATCAGATTATTGAAAAGGTTATTTGATACTAATCTTCCGAATGTAAAATATCTTCTTACTGATAATAAAAATGATAACTATGTTGAGGAGTGGGTGTGGAATGCTTGTAGTTTAGCATCTAAAAACAACCTTAGTCAACTTGATGACAACCCTTTTACATATGATCGTATGATAGACTATGATAGAGACTATACGGCATTATATCTAGTCAACGACAAACCTACATATGGTTATTTTTTTAAAAAAACTCCGCAAGTAGATGGTAGAGTTATAAGAAAACTGAGAGCCTATAACACTGATCAAAATAATTTTCTTTTAGGTTTTAAGTTTTGGAAACTAGAAGGAGATAACTTTAAAAATAACTTAAAACCTTTTTTTGCTGAACAGGGTATTGATACTATATATTTTACTAGACACGTTGAAGCAAATGGAGTAAAAGAAAACAAGTGGCGCACTAACCGTAAAACACCAAAGTTAGGATATATTATGTATGGTATCTATGGTGTAAAAGTAAAAGGTTTAATTCAAAATATTCATTATTATAGCACAAATCCATCAGAAACAATACATGACCATTCTTTTGTGCTAAATTTTAATAAGATTTAATCCTATGTTTAGTAAAGAACAAGAGGCATTTCTTATTCCTACATTACACTATGTAATAGTAAATGGTGCAATGTCAGAATATACTAGGGGTCAGAGAGAATACCTATTTGCTATTACAAGCAAGGAGAATGATTGTATATATTGTCATGACATACATATGCATTGGGCAATCAAGCATGGTGTAACAGAGGATGAAAAACTAGAGATTATGAGTGCAACTGGCACAGAAATAGAAACCATAAAGGCTTTTGCTAAGTTTGCGAACAGTCTTGTAAAGTATAATGAGGAACACTTATGGAACAAGAAATAAGACTTTATACACAACCTCTATGTGGCTACTGTGATATTATAAAAGAAATGCTGGACAAAGCTGGATATGTGTATTATACTATAGACATAACTAAAGTAGACGGATCTAAACGTTTTCTGAAAGAGCGTAACCATAAGACTGTACCTCAGTTGTATGTCGGTGATACTCATGTTAACAAAAAAGATACCCTAGAGTATAGTATAGAAGAACTATCTAATATTATAAATGAAGCAAGACTTGATCCATGTTTTGCTAATTGGCCTGATGGTAATGGAGAACAAGGATTATAATGCCAAAACTTTTTGATTATGTTACAAGTATAAATACGTCTAAGATAGATCTTATGAAGGACGATAGAGATGCAAATGTCTATAACGCTTTCTATATTAATCGCTCTCTTAGCTATTTTGCTGATACTGTTGGCCTTGCAAATGTGGTAAACCAATACCACCACCTCGACAAAAAACTACAATATCATTTTCTTATAAATATCATCAGGAAGCGGAAACGTTTTTCTAAATGGATGAAAGCCGAAAGTGAAAGTGATATTGATGCGGTTCAAGAATACTATGGTTATAGCAAAGAAAAAGCCAAACAAGTTCTCCCCCTATTATCACCTGATCAAATAATAATAATAATAAAGAAGGTGAGCAAAGGTGGAAGAAAATAACATTGTAAAATGGGTGCCAAGTGATATGCTTGAAGTCACTCTAAATGAGCCAGATGATTTTTTAAAAATAAGAGAAACGCTTACACGTATTGGTGTGGCTTCCCGCAAAGATAAAAAACTATTTCAATCATGTCATATATTACACAAGCAAGGTAGATACTTTATAGTTCACTTTAAAGAACTATTCATGCTTGATGGTAAGAAAGCTAATCTAGAACAGAGCGACTTAGAGCGCAGAAACACAATCGCTACATTGTTAAGTGATTGGGGGTTACTTGATTGGGCAGTAAAGGATGCTGAACATCC